CCCAGTCAGGGATGCCTGAGTCTGTCATGGCGTCCACACCTGCCGGGGTAGACGCCACCGGATAACCGAGGCGTATACCTCGACCACCCCACTCAGCCATCATGAGGTCTAGTCGACAGAGCGCCTCACTCATCTGGTCAACTGACAGGTCAAACAAGTAGCTTGACAAGCCTACCTCAGACAAGGCGCTCTTGACGAGGTCAATCTTGGTGTAACTCACGACCTAGACCTTGAACAAAGGAGGGTCCTCGACCGGAGGGTCCTCGACCGTAGGGTCCTGGGCTGGAGTAAGTTCTGGTTGGAGATCGGGTTCAGGTTCTACGGGCGCCACCTCTCCCTTGAGGGCCTCGGGTAGCGTCGCGAAAAAGCCTGCCTCGAGTGCGGCGGCGTACTCGTCCCCGTCTTTGACGACCTTATACCCAAACGTATTGCTGTAGATGATCTCGGAGCCAGGCGAGGTGTATACGAGTCTCGGAAAGTCCATGAAGTCCTCCTTATCAAAGAGTCAAGAACTGCCCGGTTCGTCACCGAGCAGTCCTACAGGCTTAGGATATCCTGTACAAGATGAAGGTCTGGGCGGCCGTCTTGCGCAGTCGGAAAATGGCGGAGGTCGCAGTGGCTACCACCAACGAACCTATCGTGGTAACACCTGTCGCTCCAGCGGCCACGGTGAGCGAATTGGCACCCACCTTAATGATCGAGAAGTCGACCGACTCGCCGATCTGCATCTGCAGCGCGGCGTCGATCTGGGCACCCGTCTCTGTCGTAGCTGTGACTGCGGCCGCGGCCGACGTGATGATGCCAGACGCAATCATAGCCGACGTCAAGACACCTGTGGCGTCCAGCGCGATGGGCGTGGGTTGATTCTGGAACTGACGCTTCTCGAGTACCACCTCGTCCACGCCCTGACCGTAAATGACCTCGGACGCGTTCGCTTCGATGCGCACGAGCGTGGCCGCGGCGAAGGCCGCTGAGGAGTACTCCTCGTCTGCCGCGCCCGACTTAAGAAGCACCCAGGCATCGGGGAGATTCGGGAATCCCGCCTTGTACTTGATCGTGTAGGGTGCCTTGGACCAGGCCGCGATCTTGGCCAGTGCGGCAACAAGGACCTCTACCTTACCGAACGGATAGACCTTGCTGGACATATTGCAACTCCTTCAAACTGAACTAAGACCCAACCGTACGGTTAGGTCTGCGAGAAGAGCATGATCCCGCTCATCTCGGGCTGCTTGTTGCACACACCCCACAGGCAGTCCAGGCGGAACTTGGTCTTCATCGTGTCGATGTCGTAGAACTTCTGCATCACGACCTCGACGCCCTGCTCCGTGGTACCACGCATGACCGCGGGACCTCCGTCCATCGGGATCGAGTATTTGGCAGGCAGAAGCTCGAGGGCGTCCTTGTGCCAGAACGGGTTGCCTGCGGCGGCGACGGTATTCAAGAACACGATCGCGGAGTTGGCCGCAGCGACGTTCACGACGCAGTTCTGGTACTGCTTCTCCGCGTCCGTCCCACCCTGTGCGGTTATCATCGGAGGGGAGATGACCATGTGCGTCGCGTCCGTAATGCTCATGACGCGGAAGGTCTTGAGTTGACCTGTGTCCTGCTTGGTAATGTGGTGCACCGCGTTGACACCCGTAATGGTGAAGCAGTCGCCCGCTACGACGCTGGCCGTCGTCGAGACTACCACGTTCTGGTAGCGGTTGTCGACGTTGCTCTTCTCACCAGTCGTTGCCGTGCGCGTGGCCACTGGCACGTAGACGTTGGCGCCCGCTGCGAGTGTGTTGATGGTGATGCCCGCACCACCAGCTGCGACCGCGATACGCCGAGCGTAGTCAAGCTTGTAGGTCTCGAAGCTCGCTACCGGACCGACGTAGCCTTCCTCGTACGCCCGCGTGACTTTGCCAGGCATCGTCTGACGACCGGCCAGGTTGTTGGCCATGCCGTTGTAGTCGCGGGTGGAGAGCGCGAGAAAGCGATCAAAGTAGGGGATGCCCTGCTCGTTCATGATCGCTTCGCACTGCGCCACATCGTCGTAACCCGTGGCCGCCACCGTGCGCTTAATGACGAGGGTGCCCTGCAGCGTCGCTACGTCGAGGACGGCCCGATTGATGTCGGACGCCAGTTTCTGCCTGGCAGCCTCACCAAGTCGCCTCTCCTGCAAGGCGTCGCGCAGCTCCTTGGCCGTCATGATCCAAGGCACGGACTTACCATACCCGATCGTTGCCGGCACCGAGAGCTGCGTCTGATCCTTGAAGTTGGCGGACTGGTCCTCTCCGTCGAATGACTGCGCGATGTAGGGTTGCGGGCGCCAGATGATGTCTCCCGCTCTCTCCATCAGCTGCATGTCCGTCCTGTAGATGGACACGTGCCGCGAAATGACGAGCTGGTCAGTGAATGCCTCGAGTATCTCCTCGAAGGCGACCCGCTCTTCCTTGTTGAACTCGTTAGCCATAGCATACTCCTGATGGTGTGAGTTAGGGCCTCAGTACAGAGACCCTCTGTCCTCATCCTTTAAGGGCGGATGGACTGCCACCAGGCACTACCAGTTGTTAAGGAAGTCGGCGCACTCCCGGGTCGTCTATGCTCTCTTCTTGCGCTTGTACTCGGTTACCTTTGTATAGTCACCAGTCCTCGCCGCCTCAGCACGAAGCCTGTCGAGGGTACTATCAACAGTGCCCGATGGCCTACTGTCACCTGATACGCGCCCCTCTGGCTGTGTCACTGGCTTCTTACCTGTCACTTTCACCTGCCCCTCCAGTCTTGCTACTGCAAACGCGAACTCTACAGGGTCCTTGATGGTGGCAAGTTCTTTAAGCTTTGCCTCGCTCTTACCAAGGGCGTACATCAACAAGGCCGCGTCCTTGGCCCCACTTACAATGATGCCTTGCTGGATAGTATCGAGGAGGTCAAGCGCTACCGCCTCGACCTCGTCGAAGTCCTTGATGCCAAGCATCGTCTTGGCAGTGCCGTAGGTCGCAAGTTTACCCTGCCAGCGCTGATCTGCCGCCTTTGCTTCTGCGTTCTTGGCCTCCTGCACGGCATCAATTCGCTTCTTCTCCTCGAGCCATCCAGTCAACGCCGTCTCATACTTCTCAGCGTCGTAGGCGTACTCCTCGAGTGTCGGCTTTGGCTTAAGCTCTGCCACCTTCTCTGCGCCCGCCTCGTTGAGCTTCTTACGCGCCTCGCGAAGGTCGCGCGCCATCTCACGGTTCTGCTTGCGCAGGTCCTTGACCCAAGATCGTGCATGTTGCGCTTCTTCAGTCTCAGCCTCGCTAAGCGACACCGTCACGTCACCAGTGGCTTCTTCCTCTTGGACCACTTCCTCTTGTGTTTCTTCCTCTTGAGCCTCTTCCTTAGGCTCCTCCGGAAGTATGAACTTAGGTCGTACCTGCTCTTCTACTTCTACTTCACTCATGACGATGCTCCCTCTCCGCCACTCACAGCACCCGGCGGGCTAGCGCCTTTATCCTCTATCTTAGGCACTACTTCTTGCTGTGCTCCAAACTTCTCCATGAGCAATGTAGCCTTCTCAGCAGTATTCATGTCGACGTTCGCCAGTATCTCCATCGTCTGGGCGTGCGTCTTCTCGACGTCGGCCATCGTCTTGAGCACGCTGGCCCTTGCAGCAGTAGCCTTAGCCTGAGCCTCTTCAGCCATGCCCATCAGTGCCTCGTCTTGTGGACTAGGTTTCGCTTCTGACGCAGCGAGGGCCTGTGCCTCCTCGTCGGTCGGTTTGAGGGCACCCATCTTTACGAGCTTCTTGCGGAAGTACTCACGAACGTCGCCGATGCCCTCACCCTCCATGTTCATGATAGCCATCGACATCAGGATCGCTGCTGTATCAGGGTCCTGCATTCCCTGCACAGCTTGAAGCATACCAGTGAGCGACTTTACCGTAGCCTCACGCCGTGACTTAGACGACGGTCCGACCTCGACGTTGACGTCGAAGGAGGCCCTCGTCAGATCGGCCTTACCTATCAGAGCGCCCGTCTTGGGGTCCTTGTCTGGCGCCATCAGAGTGACCGCGTCGACCTTGTCGGCGTGGTCGACGGTCTTCATACGTCGACCATCCTCGACGTACACCTCTCGCGCCATTGACTGCCACACCTCACCAGCCCGCCTGATGGCCTTAGCGAGGTTCGACACGTAGATGTATGTCTGCATGTCAAGTCGTGCGTGCATATCAAGAAGAGTCTTGTCCGCTATGTTAGACACCATCTTGTCTGCCTCGGGCTGATTGCCGAGGAGCTCCTTGATATCGGTGTCAGTTATCGTGATGAGCGCAGCCAGTGCCTGAGGTATCTCGGGCGGCTTCGTGTATGCAAGTGGGCCGGCAGGCATTGGGTTGCCATCTGCACCAGTGATGGAGTTAACAAGTA